GACGCTGATGTGGGTGAGCGTCTCGGTCGCCGTGAGGTCGCTGCCGCTCCAGGTCAGCGTCGTGTTGGTCGCGATCGTCCCCCCGGACGCCGCAGCCCACGAGGCCACCTTCCGGGTCGTGCTCGCCGAAGCGTTCGAGGTGCCGGCTTCGCCGGGGTCGCCGATGTGGAGCTTCACGTAGTTGGCGGCGACGGCGAGACTGACGTTACGGAAGACAGCGTCGAGGATCTTCGGCTCGAGGTAGTCGCCGATGCTCACGCGAGCCCGAGGTTCCCGGCGTTCCTGCCGGATTTGCGGACGAGGCCGCGGTAGACGGCGTCGACGAGCTGGTTCTCGCTGACGACGGTGCCGGCGACGTAGATGTTGATGGCGGGGGCGCCCATCCGGTTGAGCGGGATGACTGCTTCGGGGCCGGCTTCGCCGATGAGGCCGAACGTGGGGCGGGTGACGATGCCGCCTTTGGCGAAGGCGTGGAAGCCTTCGTGGATGTGGGCGGCCACCCCGTAGTCGTCCATTGGGCCGACGACGCCGAGCGGCGTACCTGCGCCGACTATGGCGTTATCGCCGACGTAGCGCGAACTGAAATGGGTCATGAAGTATTCGCCTGCCCTGCTCATCAGGTACATGGAGAGGCCGATGGCCGAGCCGGGGCCATTCGACCAGCCGTCCGAGAACGGGTGCCCGGATGTCTTGACGATCTTCCCCGCCGCCGGCGAGAGGGCAACGGTGCCGCCTGGAGCCATCACGTCGATGGCGGGGTAGCCGGGCAGCCCCATCGTTTCGTGCGTCGGTGTGAAGCTCGCCGGAAGTTGAATGGTGCGGTTCGCGGTGCCGACCGCGCCGCCGGTGACCAAGTCGGTGATCGTGCCGATCGCCTTGCGTGCCCAGTCGATCGGGGCGCCGACAACGCTCTCGACCTTCTTCTTCAACGCGCCGGCCATGTTCCCGAGCCCCTTCATCAGGCCGCCGACGATGTGCTCGCCGATGTCCTCGAACACCTTCGACGGCGAGTGGATGCCGAGGATGTCTTTCGCCCAGCCCGGCAGCCAGCCGAACAGGTCGCTGAACCACCCTTTGACCTTTCCGACCGCGCCTTTGGCGCCGCTGACGAGCGCGTCGCCGATCTTGCCGGGGAGGCCTTCGAAGAAGTGGGCGAAGTCGGTGACCTTGTCTGTGAGGAACTTGGCGATCCCCGAGTTGGTGACGTAGCCGGTGATCGTCTTGAGTAGGTCGGCGCCGAAGTCCTTGATCTTCCCTGGCAGCTCGCCGACGTAGCCGGCGACCCTTTCCACCCATCCTTTCGCGCCGCCGATCCAGTCCGAGACCGCGTTGAACGCGTTCTTGAACGGCGTCACGAAGATTTTGTCGAACACGCCGGTGAACGCGTCCCAGGCTTTCTTCGGCAGTCCACCGATGAACCCGGCGACCTTGCCGACGAACCCGTCCGCGGCGCCGATCCAGTCCGACACCACACTCCACGCTGCCTTGAACGGTTTGACGTACACCGTCTCCATCACGGTGACGTATGCGTCCCACGCCTTCTTCGGCAGCCCACCGATGAAGCTGACGATCTTCCCGACGAACCCTGCGGCGCTGTTGAACCAGTCGGTGACGGCACCCCAGGCGTTCTTGAACGGCTGCACGAACACCGTCTCGAGGACGGGCTTCAGAACTGTCCACCAGATCGTGACGGCGGTGATCAGGTAGTCCTTGATCTCCGTAACGACATCGACGACGACTTTCTTCGCCATGTCCCACGCCTTCGACCAGTCCCCGTGGATGAGAGCGGTGACGAGTTTGATCAGGTCGGAGAGCGTCTGACCCACGTCTTTCAGGATGGGCAGGAACAGTTCGATCGCTTTCTTTGCGATCGGCCAGGCGGCGGCGAGGAGATCCATCAGCCCTTTGAGGATCGGCTTGGCGGAATCCCAGAACGACTGGAGCGCCTTCTGGATCTCCGGCCAGTGGTCCTTGAGCCAGCCGATCACTCGCTCGAGGACGGGGATCGCCTTCGCGACGAGGTCGCCCATCCAGTTACGGAACGTCTCCTTCGCGATGTTGATCTGGCCGGGCAGCGTCTTCCCTGCCGCCTCCGCCGCGCCGCCGAACCGCTTCTCGAGCTCCCCCAGCAGCAACTTCTGGGCGCCGACGGTGTCGCCGTGCTTGACCATCGCCTTCATGTTGTCCTTGAGCGAGTCGGAGAACTTGCCGATCCCGCGGATCGACGTAGGGATCTGACCCTGCGCGATCTCGTTCAGCGCCTTCCCGAAGATTTGGGTGGCAGAGGACGCGCTCTTGCCGGTACGGACCGAGTAGTCGGTGATTACCTGGGTCGCCCGGTCGAACACCTTGTTGCCTTTGCCTGCCTCGTCGCGGACGCCGGTGAACGCAAGCAGCAGGTTTTCCGTTGATTTGATCGCCTCGTCGTCGATCCCTGACTTCTTCATGATCGACGTCGCGAGCTCGTCGACGTGTTTCTTGGTGACGTTCGCGACCCCGCCGGTCGTCTTGATCACCTCGTTGGTCTGCGCGGCGACCTTCGACGCCTGGCCGTACTCGTCGATCCCGACCTTGAGGCCGGCGACGAGCGCACCGATCCCGGCGGCGCCGGCGGCCAGCCCGGCGGTCTTGCCGATCCCGCCCAGGCTTTTACCGAACGATTCGGTTTGTTTGCTCGCTCGGCCGAGCGCCCGCTCGAGGTCCTTGGTGTCGCCGACGATCTGGATTTCGAGTTTCCGAGCCACTTACTTTTGCGTCCAGAGGGCGTCGATGATCGGCACGCAGTTCAGGAGCTGCGCCGCGGTGATGTCACGCATGTCGGCGGGGCGGAGACCCACGGCGTTCCCTAACTCGCCCGACCAATAGGTTCGGGGATCCTTGCCGGGTCGCCCCCACCGTCGTTCGAAGCGTCGCCAGAAGTCTCGCTCGAGCCGTTCGGCTCGCCGGCGGACATGTCCGGGGGGCCAGCATCATCCTCCGCGCTGATCTTGAACACGTCGGGCGGCAGGGCTCGGATGTCGTCGATCGTGACCGAGTCGTCCTGCCGTTTCACGGAGATCCACAACAGGGCGGCAGCCATCCGCACGTTCGAGCTGCCGCTGTCAGCGGTTCCGAACTCGACGCCAAAGTACCGTTCCGCGTCGCACATCTCGCCGAGCGTCAGGTCTTCCGGCACCTCGTAGCTTTTGCCGTTGACGACGAACGCCGGCTTCGTCTCTTCTGCCATCGTGCTCCTTTCAGAACCCTTCGCGGGTGCCGAGGATGTCCAGCGCCCGCTCGAGCCGGGGGACGAGCTCGTCGGCCCGGCCTTCGACCGCGGGGATCAGCCCCTTGGTCATCTCCAGGGCGCCGAAGTCGGGACGGTCGCCGGTCACCTTGCGGGCGCCCTGGGTGATGAAGACGCCGCGGATGCTCGCCCGCGGCTTGATCGTGGCCAGGCTTGCGCCCTGGTAGCGGCTGAGGAGTTGCCGGGCGTCGGCGGCCATCGGTTCGGCGGTTGCTGCGAGCTCGGCGAGGACGACCTTCTTGGTGTCGCGGTTGACTTTGTCGAGCGCCCGTACCGTTTCTCGCAGGCCGTTGACGCGGAGCGCCTCAGCCATTTACGAGGTCGGGTAGGTGATGCCGGTGCCGCCGGGGGCGTTACGGAACTCGTAGCTGCCCTGGGCCGCGTCACCGATCGACCCATCCAACGCGGGGTAGCTGAACAGCAGCGCCGCCGCAAGCAGCACCGCCGGGTTGGTGGCCGACCTGGCGCCGTTGACCGCCCTCACTTCGACGGCGATCGGCGTGGTCGACCCGATCAGCGGCTGCAGTGTCGCGTGGACTTTGCCGGCGGTGAAGTCGGTGAAGAAGTCGAGCGTGATCGACGCCTCCCCGAGCCCTTTCGTCTCCTGCGTGTACGAGCTCCCGAAGGCTGTTACGTCCACGGGGTTCCTGGTATCAACCGTGTGGATGCCGTGACAGTCCGCGGAGAGGTCGACTCCGTTGACGAGCACTAGCGCGTTGGTGAATGGTCCGACAATCGGCATTTAGTTCGCCTCCTTCTTCTTCGTCGTCGCTGCGGGCTTCTTGTCCGCCGCGGGTGCGGGCTTCTTCTTGTCGTCGACGCGTTCGATCTGGCCGCCCTCGACCAGCAGCTCCTCCTGGCCGAGCGGCAACGCCATCTCGAACGTGTCGCCGGGGTTGGTCTCGTGGACGCGGCTCTCCCCGACAACCTTGTAGGTCATCGGCTGGAGCTCGAGCAGGCCGGACGCGAGGTTCTCGGCCTCCTCGACGGCGGTGAAGTCCTTCTCGAACTCGTCGCCCTGCGTGTAGGCGGCGTCTTCGGTGTGGACGGTGAGCGGCAGCAGGATCTTGTAGCGGCGGCTCATCATGGTTGAGTTAGGTTGAAGACGCCGGAGGTGACCGAGGTGGTGAAGCTGTGCGTCACCGTCGCCAGACCGGTGGTCGGGTCGGCGAAGAACTGGGACGGGAGCGGGCCGATCATCCGCTCCTGCGCGTTCGTCACCGACACGGACAGGTCGGAGATGACGAGGCCTGGCGGGTCGCCGGCGAGCACCTGGATCGCACAGGTGTCGGGGGAGCCGCCGGCGTTCTTCACGTGGATGAACACCTGGGCGCCTGGCGTGAACGTGTCGCTGGCGGCGACCGCCGTGTAGGCAGGGGTGACTCCCGTCCGGCTGATGTTCTGGACGGTCAGTAGTGCCATCGTTTCCTCCTTCTAGTTTTGGGCGTACACCTGTACCGACCACTCGCAGAGGAGGATCGGCCCGTTCGCTCCCTGGGCTACCCGGTAGCCGGTCGCGTTCGTCACGGACACGTCGGCGACGAGACCGCCGAGCGTCGAGTCGGATTCGACCGCGGTCTTCAGCGAGTGGGCGCCGGTGGGGTCGAGGAGCTCGTCGAGGCGGGTTTGGCTGCCGATGTCGCTGGTGAACGACACGAACGCCTGGATGAGCAGTGTGAGGACGTCGAGGCCGCGGCGGAACGCCTGGTCGTACAGGATCTCACCGGGGAGAATCTGGATCGCCGGGGGCGTCGGGTTCGAGAGCGCATACGGGCTGATCTGGATGCCGGTGTCGTTTCCGAGCTGGCGGAGGTTCTCGGCGATGCCGAGCCGGATGTCTGTGACGGTCGCCACTTCAGATGATCGGCGTGTGCCGGGTGTACGGCTGGATCAGCGAATACACGTCGGGGTCGTTGCGGGCGATCCGCATCGCGACCCCCTGGTCGATGCCGGCGGTGACGATCCCGAACGGCGCCTCCCGCACGCGGCGGAGGAGCTTGGCGGCGAGGATCGACGTGGCCGCTTTGACGTCCTCGGGGATGACCGCCCACCCGAACTGCCCGGTGACTTTGACTGACTGGTCGTAGCCGGCGGGGAGCCACCGGCCGGAGAGGGCACGGACGAGGATCCGTTCGTAGGGGCGGAAGTCCGCTGGGGCGTTGAGCGGCTCGAGGACGAAGTCGGTGCCTGACACCCACGTTTCGGTGAACGTGCCGGTGTTGCCGCGGTCGATCGCGACGGTGGTGAGGGCGGCGAGCGGGTCGATCTCCAACCGGCGGAAGCTGAGCGGGCTGTAGTAGCGCACCTGGGTTGCGTCCGCGTCGAGGTAGAACCGTTGGCCGGTGGCGGAGTCGATGCCGCGGCTGGCCGCGTTGACCGCCAACGTGACGTCCTGGTCGGCGAACGTCATCCCCTGCAACTCCAACGAGTTCTTGAGCTGTTCGAGCTCGATGTATGCGGCGGGGGCGGCGGGGGCGTGGGCGCGGAACTCGATGACCGCTTCGGACAGATCCTGCGTTTTGCCGCCGATGGTGACTGTCCACCAGATGAGGTATTGGCCGGCGGTGTCGACGTCGAGGGCGGCCCAGTCGTACCGGACGGTGCCCGCGGCCGGGGTGACGATCGTGGCGGCGGTGTTGACTTTGAGGGTGCTGGAGCGGAGGGCGCGCATCTTGAACGTGACCGTTGCGCTGGTGAGGTCGACGGGGGTGCCGTTGCTGGTCGTGATGGTTTCCGTAATTGACGGATTTCTATTCCCGACAAACCAGAGGGGAACGGTCGCCATTTAGAACCTCTTCCCTTGGGTGTCGAACAGGCCGGGTTCGGTCGGGGTGCCTTGACCAACGCCGGCGGCTTGATGTGACGTCGGGTAGAGGCCGGGTTCGGTCGGGGTGCCCGCGCCGGTTCCGCCGTCTGGGGTTCCGACGCTAACGCCGCCCTGGGGTGTGCCGACGCCGACGCCGCCGGCGACGGTGCCGAAGAACTGGGCCACGGCGGGGATGCTTGGCGCACCGTCGATCTGCGACCAGAACACTCGAGCGGACACTGTCCCGTCTCCGCCCGCGATCGGCGTAGCAGTCGGGTCGTTGACGACAATGAGCGGGAGGTCTTCGATCAGCGCGGCAGTCCACGCGGAGATGCTTCCGGTGACGTTCGTGAGCGTGATCGGGACGCACTGCATGTAGGCGTCCTGCGTCAACGTTACGAAATGGTCGGGGTCTACCCCGGCTCCCCACCCGGACGCGTACATGATCGCCCCGTTGACGATCTGCGCCCCGGAGTAGATGTCGGCGACCGTGGTTCCGTAGCCGACCGCAGGCGAGAACGTGCCCGTGTACGGGACGGTTCCATACCGGTAGTGGAACCAGACCTGGTGGATGACGTAGTAGATACGGCCACCGGGAGCTGGAAGCAGCTCAACCGGGGTGGTCTGCATGTCGGTGAGGTCGGTGGGCGAAAGAGACACGGACGTGAGGTTGATTTCGCTCATTCAGGTGAGGGCGGGTCGTAGTGGCCGGCATCGTCTGGTGTGCCGGTGCCGGTGCCTCCAGCGGGGCTGCCGCTGCCGCCGCCGCCGTGGGGGTGGGCTGGGCCAAAGAAGTAGGAGACGATGACGGCGGCGCCCCCGGAGATGAACGTCCCGACAAGAGACGCCGTGGTGGCAACGGACGCGGCGAGCGTCTTGGCGATCCGGCGGCTCATCGTGGCTGCCGTTGTGACGGTCGCCGTCATCGCGTGGGATACCATCCTGCTGACGGTGGCGGTGGCCGTCACGGTGGCTGTGAGAGGCTTGGAGACGGTCTTGGTGATCGACGCCGACACGGCAACAGCGGTCGCGGTCATCGCTTTGAGGATCACCTTGAGCGCCTGGAGACTGGCGGTGACGGCGACCGTCGTCGCGGTGAGGTTCTTGTTCACCTGCCGGCGGATCGACGCGGTGGCGGCGGAGCTCGCCGAGAGGATCTTGAGCGTCGTCCGAACCACCGTGGCGGTCACGACAACGGCCGTGCCGGTCAGCGCCTTGTTCACCTGTTTCTGCATCGACGCGGTTACGACGACCGCCGTAGCGGTCATCGCCTTCAGGATCACCTTCAACGCCTGAAGGGATGCGGTGACGACGACGCTCGAGGCTGTGAGGATCTTGTTGACCTGCTTCTGCATCGTCGCCGTCACGACGACCGCCGTGGCGGTCAGGAACTTCGCGACCTGCTTCTGGATCGACGCGGTCAGAACGACCGACGTCGCGGTGACGATCTTGTTCGCCTGCTTCTGGATCGCCGCGGCGGTGACGAGAACGGCGTCGGCGGAGAGGGTCTGCAGGAACGTCTGCGAGGTGATAGCCGCGACCGGGTGGAACGTCATCTGGGGGCCGGGGCCGGGGAGGTTGGGTCTGAACGGCATCTAGTTGATCGAGTAGATGTAGGCGTAGTGGGTTGTGAACGACCCGGCGACCGAGAGGGTCTTCTGGAATGTGAAGAAGTTGTTGATGGTCGCGTCGAACGAGCAGGATGTTCCGCCGAAGACAAGGTCAAGGCCGGAGTTGGCGGTCGCGGCGACACCGCCGGACTGGAACTGCCCTTCGCCGATGATCGTCGAGTTCGCGCCGGCCGCGCCGATCGTGCGGACAACCCATCGGCTTGTGAGGAACCACGGGCCGGAGAGCGACGTCGCAGGCACCGTCTGCGCGATCGAGCTGCCCAACGTCGTGCCGGGGGAGCTGGTGCCGAGGCCGGGAGCGATTGTCAGCGCCCCGGTCGCGGCGGTCGTGATGAGCCCGCCCGCCTCGACCACGTAGATCTTCCCTGCCTTCGCGTCGTTCGCGAACAGGGGGGTGAACTGCGCACCAGACCACATCGACACCGCTGTCGTTGCGACGTCTGCCGATAGTGGCGAGGTGACGGGCGGGTCGATATAGGGGCCGTCCTGGAGGTACTGACGGGCCATCTTTAGATCCTTCCGGTAGACATGAACGGAAGCACCGTGGGTGCCCCGTGATCCGCAGCGATGGAGCCGCCACCGACCGACGCAACAGGCATCTGCGTCGAGAACTTGCGGATCCCGATCGGCCCCGAGTTCCTGTACGTACCGTCGACCACCGTGAACTGGAGCGCCCCGTTGATCCAGATGAACATGGTGGAAGAAACCATGCTGAACCCCATCTGATCGGTAGAAGAGAACGCCACCGTGGTCGTGGTGGAAAGCGTCACGAACGACGCCGAACTGTCGATCCGCTTCACGATCACCCTGGTGTTGCCGGGGTCGTAACTCGCCTGGTAGCCGGTCACGCCCGACGTGCCTACGCCCTTCAAGCGAAGGAGTAGATCGTTGCCCGAGTTCGCGCCGGAACAGGTGGTGTAAATCTCCTGGTCTGGCGTGTACGTGGCGGCTGAGTACCCGGACGCGTTGGACGCTCCCGCTGCGGTGATCGTGTTCGACAGCAACTTCAACGCGAAGTCGGCAGGCACGACCACCGACGACCCAGACCAGTAGCCCGCGTTCGACAGCGGGTTCTCGTCTGCGCGGGTGCAGTTATCGACGGTCGGTGTGAGCGGGAAAAGGGCGGGCATCTACGCAAAGATCGCTTTGACCGTGAACTGGATCGCGTCGCCCGAGCTGAGGCCGATCCCGGTGAAGTCGCCTTTCAGGAACAGGTTGCCGCCGGATGCGGCGTCGAACAGGCCGGCGTTCGTGACGGTGCCCGCGCCGGTCGCTGTGCGGGTGCCGATCACCTGGTAGGTGTCGTTCGTCACGGTTGTGGTCTGCCGGGTGCTGGTGCCGACGGTGTGGTCGGTGCCGGCGGAGGTGGAGAGGTCGACGAGCTTCTCTGTGAAGAGGGTGGTGTCGCCGACGGCGGCGGTTCCGGCGGCGGTGCCCCATCCGATGTTGAGGGGTTCGGTTCCGCTGCCTTTGATCCGGTTCGTGACGATGTCACGTCCCGCGTTGGTTACGACGGTTGCCATGGCTCACTTCCCTTTCGCGTCGAGCAGGTCGGCGAGCTCGATGCCGAGACCCGCGGCTTCTTCGGCGAGATCCGCTGCGCTGACCGCGTTTGAGCGGCCGCGTTTGTCCTCTGCCGCGTTGATCTCGGCGGCGCGGAACTTGATCTGCTCGAGCCGCTCCCGGATCTGTTTCGCCTTCGCGCTAGCCATGGGTCAGCCTCCACCAGGCGCGTTTCCACCAGCGCCGGTTCCAGTAGGAGACGACGCCGAGGTCTTCGCGGGTGCCGTCGGCTCGGATCACGACGGCAGCGATGGATGCCTCCTGGACGGTCGCTTTCCCCGCAACGTTCATTTAGCTCGCCTTGCCACGCTTCTCGCCGGGTGCGGCGGTCGCCTGCTCCACCTCCGGCTCTTTCTCCTCAGCCTCGGTGGTGTCGACGTCGAAGCGGCTGAGCGACGTGACCGGCTCGAACAGGTCTTCGCGGCCCTTGAGGATCTTGTGGCCGGCAGGGACGAGGGTGCCGGCGGCGACGGCCTCCTGGTCGCCGTCGAATATCGTCACGAACCCTTCCTTGGCCCGGTAGTACTTCGCTTTCGTCTTCGCCATCAGGTTCCCCTTCCGCGTTTGTGCTGCTGCTGCTGCTGCGACGACTGGTAGGTGTCGGCCGCCGCCGAGGGCTTCGGTGACGGCTTCGGCTTCGGTGTCGGCTTCGCCGCCATCACTTGCCTGGCCTCGGGACGTGGTTCGATGGGCCGACCGACTTCGAGTTCCCCGGAACCCGAGGGGTTGCCCCCAGCCCGGTCTGCGCGTTCTTGCTGTGCGCCTGCGGTGACATCTTCGGCTTCGCCATCTGCACTCTCTCCTTTCGGCTGCGGGAGCGGCCCGCCAGAGGAAACCCGGGCCGCCCCGCAGCACTCTTCTCAGGACTAGGTGGTTCCCGTCATCGCGACGAACGCCGACGCGGAGAGCACCTTCGACGTGTTCCTCCACCAGGCGTACAGGCCGCGCTGGCCGGTCGGCAGGTTCCCCTGCGCCGCACCGAACAGGAACGGGATCAGCTCGATGTGGAGGCCGATCCGGTCGACGATCAGGAAGTAGTTGAAGTCGCCGACGACCATGATCTTCGTTGCGTTCACGACCGTGGCCTGCATCCCTGACGCCTCCCACGCGCCGCGACCCAGGAGGGTTGCGCCGGTGTTGCCCGGGGTCGGTGCCTGGGTGACGAGCCCCTGGCTGATGTACAGCCACAGGGCCGCGCCGCCGGCGGTGTCGATCGCCCGGATCAGGTTGTAGATGCCGCGGTTCGCGACGAACGACTCGTTCGGCCGGAACCTTGGCGGGAGCGCCGCCTCGAGCGCGTACAGGTTCGCGGCGGTCACCGTCAGGCCGGACGCCGCCGCCGACGTGACGGTGGTGCCGGTGATGAACCCCTGCGGGTTCACACCGGTGCCGGCCCCGGTGACGAACGCGACGCCCTCTTCGTCGTCCTTGGCGTCCTGGAACAGCTTGCCCATCTCGGCTTCGAGGGCGCCCCAGTCCTCCTGGATCTCGACGGAGAACGGAACGAACGCGTGCGCCTTGGTGACCGTTGCGGTCGGCGCCGCCATCGTCGGCGTGTTGTCGGTCGCCGGCCCAGCCTCCGCGATCCGCGTGGCGGTGATCGCCCCGGACGAGACTCCGTTCCAGGTGTTCGACCCGGTGATCGTCTCGACCCGCGCCAACGCCCTGGTGGGGTTCACCACCGAGTTCGAGGTGGGAATGACGGTCGGGTCGAGGGTGAACGGGACAGCCTGGCCGCCCGTCGTCGCGCCGAGCGAGAGTGCCCGCTGCTCCATCGGGGAGAGGCTTGCCGGGCTCCCCGACAGGGCTGCTTTCCAGAACGCCTGCCGGTAGATCGGGCTGCCGGTGACGAGCAGATGCCGGGCGAACTCACCCGACGCGGTCTGCTGCGTCCGGTCGAGCAGCACCTCGACCTTCGTCTGGATGTCCTCCCGCGAGATCGGCCGGCCGGAGCCCCGGAACGGGAACTGGGCCAACTCGATCGCCCTCAGCGCATTGTCGCGGTAAAGGCCACGGAGCTTGTCGGGATTGTTGAACGCCTCCCGGTATTCCGGGGCGCCCAGGTCGTACACGTCCCGTTCCCGCTGGGTGGTGCGGCCGAAGCTGCGGTCGTCGAGACTCTCGACCCGAACCGGCTCCTGCCCCAGGTCCTCGACGACCTTCTGTCGGGCTTTGAACTCGCGGACACGTCTGTCGATCTCCTCGTTCGTGTTCTTCAGGCCGGCGAACTCGTCACGGACTTCGTCGGGGAACGGCAGCCCGTCGAACCCCTGGTTGAGGTCGGCGATCCTTGCCTGCACGTCCTTCTGGTAGTGGACGAGCTCGTCTACGGAGCGGAGCTCGTCGAGGTTCATCGGTTCCACAGCAGCGCCTCCCATTCGTGTTGTGGCACATGCGGCCACGTGGGTTTGGGGTCGTCTGAGGTGCGAGGCGTTGCGGCGTCAGCCTTTCGGGCTGAGGTGCTCGACGTCGCGGCGTCAGACTTCTTGGTGCGGCCACCAGACTGTTCGTCGTCTGGTTCGAGCGGCTCAACCTCCTGCGCCTCCACAGGCACGAGGGCGGCGAGCTGGCTCAGGACGTTTTCCATCGCCGGGATGTTGGCCTGGTCATCCGTTTCGTCCTGGTCTTCGATGTACGCGGAGCCGAGTTGGATCATCTGGGCGAGCGTGTCTAGGTCTTCGACGTCCATCCGCTCGAGTCGGGTGCGCCGTCTGAACTCGCCGACCACGAACTGGTCAGTGAGCGACCGGACGACGGCGTCCGACACGGTCGACCGGACGCCGGCGGTCGCTTCGTCGTAGGCGGGGAACGTGACCGGGCCGAATTCGAACAGCCGGAGCTCTTTGATCGACCGTTCCGGCAGCCCAGCAGGGTTCGCGTCCGACGGTTCCGGCTGGTTGTCGAACTGTTCCCTGGTCACTTTGAACCGGAACGACGCCCCGTACAGCCCCTGCTCGAGGCCAGGGATCAGCTCCCGGTTGTACGCCGTGTCCAGGAGCGGCACTTCGTAGGCGGCGCCGGTGTCGTCCTCCTCCAGCACCTCCACCGGGCCCAGGGGTTTGTCGCCGATCTGGGGATCCTGGCCGTGCTGGAACAACGCCTTCACCTGGCTCCGGTTCTCCCTGAACGTCTTCCTGAACGCACCAGGGACGATCCGCTCGAGGAAGTGGCCTTCCACGAACGAGTCGATTTCCGTCCACCGGTTGAAGATCGCGAAGTGGCCGTGCAGGGTGGGCATCCCGCCGTCGGTGGCGGCTCTCAGTTCGACACCGGGCCTGAAGGCGCGGATGACCGCCTGCCCGTCGTTGGCAGTTGTGGCTGTCGCCATAAGCAGTTCTCCTCCTAGGGTGTCGCTGCCGGCTGGGTGCCGTTTGTCGGCTGCGGGGAAACCTTGTCGACGCCGGGGTTCGAAACCGTGTCCTTGCCCGGCGGCATCAGCTGGACGCTCGTCATGCCGGTGTGGGTCAGCAGGCTGAAGTCGCCGGCCTCGAGCGCCAGCACGATCGAGTCGGGGTCGTAGCCGGCGGAGACGAGCTGGTTGGCCGCCGTCGCTTTCTCCTGCATCTCTTTCGCCTTGTCCTGGATGTCCTCTTTGAGGGCGGGGATGTCGCGGTCGTCGTAGGAGAGGACGGCGCCGGGGGGGACGGTGACGAGGTTCGCCATCGACCCGGCCAGGTTCCCCCAGAGCGGCCTCATGGTCGAATCGTTGAGACGCCGTCTAGCCTGCGAGTAGTTCGAGTAGGTCGCCGCCTGGAGTCCCTCAGAGAGCCCCACAATCACCGGGGGCACCCCTGCAGCAGCGGCGATCCGTGTTTCGCCGGCGCCCTGCGTCATTTTGAAGTCCATCTCCTGCAGGTTGGAGCCGACGATGGTGGCGTCGGTGCCGGCGCCGATGAACAGCGTTTTGTACGCGTTCATCGCGCCTTCGTGGTTTTCGCGGAACAGGTCGATCCACGGCCGCATCTTCTCCACCGAGTCCAGGTCGAACTTGACGACCATGTTCGGCGTCGCCCCGTTCTCGAAGAACCTCGCTTTGAAGTCGGTGGCGGCCCTGTCCGCGACGATCTCGCGGATCACCGGCGTCAACCAGGACATCCCCCGGAACCGGGCTTCGGGGTCGGGGATCGGCGCGTAGTGGGCGACCTGGTCGGCCATGAACGTCGTCGTGCCCCGCTCAGACCGGCGGCCGCCGTTATGGAACACGTACCCGACCACCTTCGCGTCGGGATCCCACGCGTCCCCGTCCGCGTTCGGCGACCCGGTGACGATGTCGACCCAGTCCGGCCGCAACAACGCGACCCCGTCCCCCTGCCGGACAACGAACGCGTTCCCGGACAGGTCGGCGTACTGGATCATCCGGTACAGCAAATCCCGGGTGGTGCCACCAGGCCACGGAACCTCGAGCCGGGCGAGCTCCGGGGTGCCGAACATCTTCCCCGGCCGCCCCTTCACCAGCTGCTGGAACACGAACGGCACCTCGGAGAACAGCTTCGCCCGCACATCCATACACGCGAACACCACCGCCGACGACTTGTACGCCCCCCGCACCAGCGTCGAGTAGTCGCGGATCTCCTCCTCGTCGTCGCCGGGCAGCGTGTACGACACCCCGTTGAAGCTGAACCCGGTCAACATCTGGATGTACTGCTGTAGAGAGAGAGCCGGGTCTGACCGGCTCTCGGTGTCACGGCGGAACGGGTTCAGTCTCATCTCATCCCCATGCGAACGCCGGCTCCACCCGGAGGTTCTGCGCCGCCGGCATCGCAGCCATCGCCAACGCAATCAACGCGTCAATCGGCCGCGCCAACTTCGGATCCTTCACCAACCGCCAGCCGCGCTCGGTCTCCTTCGTCACCCCAGCCACCACATGTGAGCGCAACACCGGATCGCCGTCGTGCACCAGTTGGCCCGCCTCGATCAGGCGGTACAGGTTCTCCGACGCGTTCGCCATCCGCTCCGGCGACTGCGGAAACTCGACCATCGGCAGCCCATCCGCAGCGAGCAGCTCGGCCGACCGGCGGAACGTCCACGGGTCGAACAGCACCGCCCGCACATCCAACCCCTCACACGCCTCCCGCACCGCCGCTTCGACCATCTCCAGCGGCAGCCCGCCCTCCATCGGCCGCAACACCCGCGCCTTCACCGCCACCTCGCCATCGCCCCTGGCCGCGACCGTCACGACCGCCGTCGAATCCTTCCGCACACCCACATCGACCCCGACCCACACCGGCGCCTCGGGGTCGAGCTCGAGCCCGTCGTCCTTCAACCGGTCCCACATCGCCGGGTCGATCCAGGGCTCCTCGCCCTCCGTCCAGATCCCGCAGGCGAACCGGCGCCACTGCCACGGCGTCATCGACGGAGAATCATGCCGCCGCCGCAACGCGTGCTCGGTCTGCCACGACGCCGGGTTCGCCTTCGCCACCGTCGCCATGTCATCGACGTCGTCGTCGCCGGCGAGACACCACTCGTGCAACACAAACGCGCCGTCCTCGGAGACGGCGTGGTTGTACTTCGCCGCCTGGTCGCGCAGAAACGACGGCAACTCATGCGCCGCCTGCCGCAACACCCCCAGCGGCGAATCCAGCGTCGCCCCCGCCGTCGAGATCGTGATCATCCGCCCGTTCCGCGGGCCCAAACCATCCCGGAACACCCCGTACAGGTCACCAGACGGATGCCGGTGCAACTCGTCCACCAGGGCGAGCGTCGGGATCACCCCGTCCGCGCCCATCACGTCCGCCGCAAGCACCCGTACCCGCGGCCCGTCCTTCGTCCGCCCCGGCAGCCGGATCTCCCCGTAGCCCGACTTCACATCGAACCGGTCGCCCATCTTCGACCGGTACACCAGCCCAGCCGCCTGCTTGAACAGGATCCGCGCCTGGTCCCGCGTCGACGCACCGATCACACACTCGGCCTCCGGCCAGTTCTCCAGGTGGTAGAGCGCCAGCGCCCCCAGCAAAGTGGTCTTCCCGTTCTTCTTCGGGATCACGATCGTGATCTCCGTCACGCCGGCGAAATGATCGGCCAGCATCGTCCGCTGGAACCGCTCGAGCTCGAACGGGCTCCCGTCCTCCACCCGGAGCTGTGAGCAGAAGCGGGCGAAGCTGGCGAGCGAGTACGTCACCCGTTTTCTTTTCGGACGACAAACTCGCTCGCGGATTTTTCTCGCGAACCAT